CAAGCCCGTTGGTCGGCTCGTCCAGCACCAACAGCGGCGGGCGGTGAACCAGCGCCTGCGCCAATCCGACGCGCTGCCGGTAACCATGCGACAACTCGCCGCAGCGTTTGTGCGCCACCGCCTGTAAATAACAGCGCGCGATAACCTCATCCACCGCCGCTTTGCTGTCGTGCACGCCGCGCAATTGCGCGCAAGTCTGTAAAAATTCGCGCACGCGCCATTGCGGATAAAGCGGCGCCTTGTCCGGCAGATAGCCCAACCAGAAACGCGGTAATTGCCCGTGATAGCGCACGCTGCCACTATCGGGCGCAAGCGCGCCGGTAAGGATTTCCAGCAAAGTCGTCTTGCCTGCACCATTGCCGCCAATGAGTGCGACCACGTCTTGCGCGCGCAATGTCAGCGAGGCATCACGCAGAATGGTTTGCCTGCCGCGGCGAAAGGCGAGATGTTGGGCGGAGAGTATCGTGTCCATGATGCGAAAGATATAAAAAAACCCGCGCAACGGGCGCGTTTTCTGCTGTAAGTTTGTTAGGAACCCCCATCATAAACAAAACCCCCTGCGAATGCAAGGGGTTTCCCAAAAAACCGTAGGTGGCAAACCGAAAGGCCACCTAAATTTCAGACGGCCTCATCATCATATTTTGTATCCGTTTATTTCTTTCAACTTCTTCTGCGCCGCTTTCTTGACGCATTCGTTGCTCTTAATCACATCCTGTACGCTGTCTTTGCCTTCAGGGAAGCAGGTGGACGTTACCTCGTCTTTCCATCCGGCAAAATCGCCTTCAAGCTGCTGTTTGATGTCGTCGGGGACTTCCGACCATGCGGCATGCACTTTTTCGATTTCCGCAACGGCAACCGCCGCGCTTTTCTCCATTTGCTCTTTTTGGGCTTTCTGAATCTGCGGCAGCAATTGTTTTTCCAATGCGATCAGTTCGGAAGTGCGCTGGTCGGATTTGTCCGTCCAGCAGTCGAGACGGAAAATATCGCGCTCCTGCTGGGTCTGGCCGTTTTCTTTCGCATACAGGTTGCAAGTGCTTTCTTTGTCGCGGTTCCAGGCCACCTGCTCGCGCTTCAAGTGTTCGCGCACGCCGGCATCCATTTCCTTCCAAACTTTGTTCAGCCGGATTTCGGCTTCCGCATAGTCGGCCTGCGCCTGTCCGAGTTTGGCTTCTAGGTTTTCCTCCGGTACGTCCTTCGGCGTTTCCGCCGGTTCGGCTGCAACGGCGGATGCCTGTTGCTGCACGGCCTCCTGTTTTTCCGTTTTCTTGTCGCGGCCGCTCAAAGTACACGTGGCAAGGATGATGGACAAAACAAAGATGCCGCCCACGATTTTCAAAAACGTCCCCCAACAACCGTCTCCGCTGCTGGCGGCTGCGGCTGCGGCAGATGACGACGCACTGGGCATGGAGGATTGCTGGATGACAATAGACGGCTGATGCGGTTGCGGTTGCTGTTGCGGTGCCTGAGGCTGCTGTTGCTGCGGCTCTGCCTGCCCCTCTTGAGGATTTTTCGGCACTCCGCCTGAGGCGTCCGCGCCATTGAGGAGTTTTGCCTTCTGTGCGGCAAACTCCTCTTCGGTCAAAATGCCTTTGTCCCTCAATTCGCCCAATTTTTCCAATTCTTCAAGGATTGACGGTTTATCCATGCTATTCTCCGTTAGATAAAAAATCCTGCGGATTCTAACATTACCTAACATTTAAATAAACAGATATCCATCGTTCCGATATCCCGCAATCATTTTAAAACTGCCAATATCTCAGGCAGCCGCCAAACCAGCGCAATCAGGCAAATGCCCGAGACAATATGCCAAAACGTACGCCGCGTTTCTTTCGGATTGACATTCATTGTTTCCATTTCACCACCACTTAATCACACTTAAAAAATAACCCGCCGCCAGCAGAAAGAAAATCAGCCATACGGCGGCGAACCGCCACGTTGAAAGTTTGTCCATTCTCTCAATCACCCTATCAAAAATTGATGTATAATCTTCTACATTCATTAGCTTAGTCTCATTAAGTTAATGCAAAAACCTCGTGATGATTCCACCCATCACGGGGTTTCGCTTTTTAGACGGCCTATTTCAAAACACTGGCCAAAGGTGCGGCCATCAGGGCGAACAAGCCCGCCGCCACCATCAGAATGGCAATGCCGATACACGCCCGCACAAACGGGCTGGCGTAAATTTCCACTTTCATTCCCTCCTTCGGGTGCATTTCCAATTTGGTTTTGCTATACTTCATACATTGTTTAATCCTTGTCCGTTAAGGGTTAAATACAGAAACCCCGTGAAGTTGCCCGCTTCACGGGGTTTCGCTTTTCAGACGGCCGTTACACCATTGCCGGAACAATCTGAACCATGCGGTCTCGCGCGGCGGCGGATGCGTCGTCCATCGTGCCGGTGATGGTGCTTGCCGACGATTGGACGTGTATGCCGCCGTTAATGGAAACCTGCGTGGTGCGTTGGTTGTTATTGGTTACGTTTTGGGCGCGTACTGCCTCGCCCTGCTGCATGGATTGCATCCCGCGTTGGGCACCTGCCGCGATGGCCTGATTCCCCCCCAGTATCACCCTGAATGCCGGGGCTGCTTTACTCCCTGTAGGAGTGCCGTGCACATGGACGGCCTTTCCTGAGCCGAAGCGTTGGCCGGTGGCATTCGCCTGACTTTCCACTTCGCGCACCCATTTTTTAGTTTTGGCACTGGCCTCTCCTAAAAAATAAGGGTTGGCATAATGGGTATTCCCGCCGACAACTGAGGCCATGCCTGCGGCACGTTTTGCTAAATGCTCGTCCACCCCTTTGCTGACGCGCGCGCTGACCCTGCTCATGGGGACGTTCTGCACGCTGCCGTATGCGCCTTTCCGTGGGGCGTTGATGTCGCTGAATGCCCACCGTTCATTTAAAACGGCACGGACATTGCCGCCTTTCTGGTACACCCTGTTCAGGATGGTATCGACTACTCCGGCAAGCTGCTTTTCGAATGCCTCGCCCTTCAGGCTGCCGACAACTTCCGTAGCGGCGACTTTTTTAATATCGATAATGTCTTGCTCGGTGAGTTTTACCGCCCCCTTTATCGGCCTGGTCTCCGTTTGTTCCACGCCTATCATCTGCTTCGCGGCATTGGTTGCGGACTTAGCCTGTGATTGCAGGCTGCCTTCCGCGTTCGGGTCGTGGCCGGTGGCGGTATCGATCACGCCTGCCGCATGTTCCACCCCCCAGCCGACAACGTCGGTAACGACGTTTCCGGCTTCCTTGACCATCCGCCCCATCCCTTTTTTCATTCCCTCCCAATCGCCGTTCATCATGGCGGTAAAGGTATCGCTCAAAGCTTCGAAATACGGCATCAGGTAGTTTTTGATTTCCAGATAGAGGTTGTGGAATCCTTCTTTCAGGCTTTTGATTGACAAACCGTTTTCGTCGATAAAGCCTTTCAGCTTGAGCCAGTCCAGCAGGCCGTTGGCGGCATCCGCCCATGATGTGTAGCCTGTGAGCAGGTACACAAACGCGCTGCCCAGGCTGTCTGTCGAGATTTTCGACGTCTTGATGTAGTTGTCAAAAAATTTCCAGTCCAGCAGGCTTTTCCCGCCTTCCGCCCATGTTTTGTAGTCGTCGTACAGCAGCAGGAAGGCCGCGCCCAATGCACCGACGGTAAGGATGAAGGGGGCAAAGGGGGCGATAAAGGCCAGCAGGGAGGCTGCGGCGGCGATAAAGACGGGGACCAATACCGCGCCAAGCACAAATGCCAAGCCTTCGAAAACGTGCTTTATGCTGTTTTCGTGCTTCATCAGGTAATCGACGAAACCGCTGACCATTTTGACGATTTTCAGTAGTACGGGGGCGAGCGCGTCGGCCAACATGGCTTTCAGGCTGTCCCATTGCGCGTTCAGGTAGCCCCGTGCCTGCGTCAGTTCGCGGCTGACCTGTATTTCCTTTTCGCCGGAACGGTAAAGGTTGCGCTGCATCTCCAGCATCTTTTCCATTTCGGCGCGGCCGAGCATCAAGGTGTTGATGGTGCCGTCGTCCAAACCCATGCTTTTGGCCAGATTGTAGGCCTGCACCCTGTCCATTTTGGCAAAGCGGTCGGCCAAATCCAGCATGATGCTGTCGAGGTCGCGTGCTTTGCCGTCTGCGTTGAGCAAGGCCACGCCGAAAGCGTTGAAAAACGGCACCATGGACGTGTCGCCCATGGTGGTGAGGCGGGTGATGCCCATACTCAGCCCGGCCAGGCTGCCTTTCATGCCCTCCGCGCTTCCTCCGGCCATTTCCGCCATGCCGCCCCACGCTTGGAGTTGGTTGCGGCTGATGCCGATGTTGCGGGACAGGTTGTCCAGTTCGACGTTGGCCTGCGCACCTTCCCGAATCATTTTATCCAGTGCGTTTGAGCCCATCACCAAGGCGGTGAAGGCGGCAAAGCCCTTCGCCAGGGAGCCGACCGCCTGCGTCAGGTTTTTGGCCTGCTTGGTGCTTTTGGCGGACTGCGCGGCCTGCTTTTCCAGTCCTTTTGAGGATTTGGCCGCGCTTTTTTCCGCCCTGCCGAATGAGGCGGACATGCGGTCAAGCCTGTTTTCAGCCTCTTTGGCCTGCGTGCCGAATTTGCCCGAATCTATGCCCAGTTCCAAAAACAGGGTGTCAATAACGGTTGCCATGGTATTTCCTTTTTTTCAGACGGCCTTGCTGCGGTTGAAGGCATCGGTATTGACGACCTCCAAAAGGTTGAAGGCATCTTCCAGCCCGTACACCGTCTGCAACTCGTGCAGTGTGCAGATGCGGGAAGACACCAGCGCGCCTATGGTTTGGGTCAGGTTCAGGTAGTCTAGGCTGCCGCCCCTTCCTCTTCCGACTCCGTAGTCTTGCCAAAGGCGTGTTGCAAAAAATCGGTATGCAATGCAAACACCTCCTTCCGCAACCGCCACAGGGTGGTAAAGTCTTCCACATCATTGAAGTCCATATTCAACGGGCGCGGCCGGCCGCCTTCGGGGATGATTTGCACACAGTCCAATAGTTCGTTCAGCAGCGGGATGGCATCATCTGCTTTCAGACGGCCTAATGCGTCCAAAGCCACGCGGGCCATGCCCATCATGCCTTGCTGCGGGCTCAGTCCGCCCAGGTCTACGCCGCCGTTGGCCAACGCGATCAGGGCGCGCATCGCCCAGTTGTCGGCATGGGCAGCGGACATTTCGGTAATCAGGAATACCCGGCCTTTATCCCGCCCGTGCTCAATCGTGATTTGCTTGGTTTTCAACGCCATTTCAGATTTCCTCCGGTTTCACTACGATGCGGAAACTATAGGTTGAAGATTCCAGCGTTTTCTTGGCCGTCGTGCCGCCCGGAACTTCCACCAAGAAGCCGGTGGCGGAGTAGCGTTTCTTTACAGCCTTGATTTCAACCGAAAATTCCACCATGCGCGTTTCCTGACGTTGCAGGATGTCGTTGGTAAATTGGTCGAAGTAGTCGCGCGATTTGCTGGTGGGCGCAAGTTGGATGTTGATGTCCACTTCGTAGGGCGTAAAGCCGCCGGACTGTTTGCCGTCTACGCCCATCATGGTTTCGCCGATTTTGCCTTGCCCGAAGTCGAAGGCGTTGTCGGCGGCGTAGCCTTCAATCTGTACGAAGTTGTCGTTAAAGCCTTTCACGCGCATCAGCAGGATGCTGTTGGCGGCGGTCAGGGTGCGGTCTGATACGGTTTGCATATATTTTCCTTTGCAAAGAGGCCGTCTGAAGTTTCAGGCGGCCTATTGTGGTTTACTGGACGTTGATTGAGCCGAGGTTGATATTGTGCACGCTGCCGCCGTCGGTGTACCACAGCTTCATCGGCATGGACTGGCGGTTGCCGCGCGTCTGCGCCGAAGCGTTCTGAATCAGCAGGAAATAGCCGGTGCTTTCAATCTTGGCGGCGGCATCGACGCGCGCTTCGTTGTTGATCAGGGCGCGTTGCTGTTCGCTCAACGGTACGCCCGGCTGGATGCTGCCGAAGTTCAAGGCCTCGTTAATCGGGTCTTGGCAGGCGGCGCGTTGCAGGGCGATACCGACGGCGTTGTACGGCACGGCCTTGGCCGAGGTGAGCAAGGTCATCAGGGCAAGCTGCAATTGGCTGTTGAGGCGGATTTGGTTCACATAGGCATCAATCCATTTCCATTTGCCGGGCATTTGGCCGGGATACAGGAAAGTGAAGCGGTCGTTGGCGGTTGCCCATGCGCCGTAATAGTTGTAGCCGTTCTCTTTCAGGTTGTCGGCATCGGCAGCATTGTCCACGTCCACGCTCAAGCCGGATTGTTTTTTGAACGCCAGCGTGATGCGGCCCTGCGTTTCAGTGAAATCAATAGAGGCAATCGCGCCGCACAGGAAAGCAGCCTTGTCCAGCCCGCCGTAAATCGGAGCGGTGCCGTCGTAGGCGGCGGCTTTCAGTTGTGCACCCAAGCAGGTAGTGTTGCCGGTTTGCAATGCGGCGGCTTCTTTACCCCATGCGGCGTAAAGGAAGCGGTTATTCTGCGCGTTGCTCCATTTGGCCAAGGCCAGTTTGTCGGCCAATTCGGGTTCAAACACGGTGGTGAAGGTGGCAAAATTCAAAGTGGACTGAATCACGCCTTCCATCACGGTTTCCGCGCTGTCGCCGTCGTTGCCTTTGGAAATCACCGCGCCTTTGGCTTCGGTCAGGTTCAGGGCTTCGGCCAGCGTGCCGGTGGCAAAGCCGATTTCGGAAGCCCGGCCTGGGGTGGCTGAAACGATTTCAAACGCTTGCAACTGCTCGTCAAACTGTACGGTGGCACTGATGGCTGTGCCGATTTTGTCGGCGGCATCTGAAAAGCTGGTGGCGGCCGCCAAGCTGATGTTGTCGCCGCTCTTGTCGTTGCCGTCGATATTCACTTTCAGATTGCCCGAAAGTTTTTTCAGAGCGGCAAGGCTCATGCTTTTCACGCTTGCGCCGCGCAGATAGGCGGCTTCTTTGCCGACGTTGTAGGGGTAGAAATACAGCGTGCCGGGTTTGATGTGCGAATTGTCGAAGCCTTTAAAGTACACTTGCGCGGCTTTAAACTCTTCGCTGGCCAAGCCGAAAAACTCGCCGACTGCCGAAGCATCGGGGAACGCTGTGTGCCGGCCGGTGGGCAGGTTTTCGTTTTTGCTCAAAAAAACGGCGTTCATCGACAGAGGAGAGCCGCCGGAACTGAGTACGGCGGGGTTTACGCTGACAATTTTACTTGCCGGAATAGATTGGAACATGGATATATCCTTTACGGTTGGATCAGGGTTAAATCAAAAGCGTTTACAAACTGCTGCGGGTGTTCCGCCTGTGGCGCGTAGGCCAGATGGACGGTGGTCATCCAGCGTTCTTCATATTCGCTCTCTTCATTGGTGAGCGGCATGAAGCATGCGGGATCGGCATATAGCGGCTGGCAGGATTTCAGCTGTTCGCAGGCGTAGAAATCGCGCCAAAGCAAAACGGTTTTCTGCGCCATCTGCCCCGCCTCTTCGCCGTAGAAGTCAAGCTGCATCTGTATTTCTGATTGGCGCGATACGGCAGCGGTTTCATCCGCCACGGCGTAAGCATGTTCGTTGGTGGCAGCGGCGGCTTCGTTCAGGATGTTCATCACCACAAACGGCGGCTTGGGCAACGGAACATTGTTGCTGTATCCGCGCACCACTTCGCACGAAAAAAGCCCGAGCAGCATTGTCCGGACTTCGGTGTAAATATCGTCTAATGTTGCCGCCATAACAGCACCTTGCACCAATCCGGCCAGCTTTCCACCACCTGTTTCACCAGCCATTCTGTCGTTTCGGTTTCGCCGTAGGCCGCGAATACCAGCTTATCCGCGCCTTTACCATCCTGTCGCCGCAGTCCGTGGAATTGGCCGGTTACATAGGCATACAGCAACGCCCCTTGCTGCGCCAATCCTTCAAACAAGGACAAATCCTGCGTACTGAGGGTTTGGGTCTGCACGGTTACGGGATGCTCGCTGTAGCCTGATTTCCGTTTTCCCGTGGCATCGGTGGTGTAGCCGTCATTGAGTTTCAGCACGGCGGGCAGGTTCGGATTGACGGATGTAATCGCTCCGTTGGCTATAGCTCTAAGATTCATCGACTACCTCGTAATCAATACTTCGCCACAATGTTCCCGTGTCAATCAACGGCTTATCAAAGCCTTTTTGCTTCACGGTTGCGGCGGCGTTGGGCGGTTCGCGGAAGTCTTGGATAGTTTCCACAATCTGCCCCTTTACGCCTTCGCCCATCAATTCCAAGGTCTGCCGCACGTCCCCGCCGTTGGCTTCCATCAGTGCGGCAGCCTGCTTCGGCCATTCGTCCTTGTGCTCGGCAATGGTATTGCGAAAAAACGGGCGAGGTGGGATGTTTGCTGTACCGTATTCATTCCAAAAAGCGACTTGCGCCACGCTTTCACCGTCCGAGTCGTCGTAGTTTGCCTGCTCGATGATGCCGACGCGCACCTTGGCCGTTGTTGCCTGCGCGGCCAGTTCGGCCAACCGCTGCCTGAATTTATCGCCGCCGCGCATGGCAACCTCCCAATACATAGCGGAAGCGGCGGTATTTGGCGGTCAGCTGCCAGTAGGTTGCACCGTAAGGCGTTTGCAGATACCAGGCGGCATTGCTGCCCACCGCGCCCATATCCGCGCTCACGGACACGCTGCCTTCGGTAGCCGAAGCAATGCGCCCCACCAATCCGCTCTGCGCGGCACGTTCGTTCAGCGCGGCGAAGTGGCGTACCAGCAGGAACAGCAGCATTTCGCGCTCTTCCAGTTTTTTCACGATGCTGTGGTCGGTGTTGTCCAGCAAGCTTTCGGCCTGCGTGAACCACATGGCGAACTGGGCATCCGTGGCCTGTACTTCGGGATAGGCCGCCTGAAACCGTGCTTTATCAAAGACGACGGCGGGCATGGTTAGTCTTCCTTGGCAGTGCTTACACCATTGGACTTGTCATCGGGGTTAATGGCTTCCAACTTGGTTTCGTTGTCGGTCTTTTCCCGCGCTTCGGCTTTGGTGTTTTTGGCATCTTCATGGGCGAAAACAAAGCCGTTTTTCACCATATCGCGGTCTTGGTGCGCTTCCATCCAAGCATTGAACAGGTCGGCATCCACATCGTAGGTAATGCCGTGGCCGCCGATGATGTTTGAAGCGTTCGCGCCGTTCAACTCTACCGATTGGCCGCCGACCTCAATAATCAGTCCGTTGGGCAGTTTGCAGCCAACGGTTACAGTTTTTTGTTTTGCCATTTGATTTTCCTTTGAAATTGAAAAAGGCCGCCTATTTCAGACGGCCTTGTTTACGGTCGGCTTAGCTCACCGTCATAGAAGCAATGCAGAACGGGCGGTAGATAATTGCGCCCCATGTGCCCTGCGATTTCTTCTGTTTGATGCTGGAGGCTTCCAAAACCATGTTGTGCGCACGCAGTTTTTCGGTGAAACCGCATTCCAGCGTACGCTGGCCGTCCAACTCTTCCACAATCAGCTGCACCATCTCGCCCGATGCGGCGGAGTATTCCGGCACGGTTTCGATGCGCAGGTTGGGGAAGTTCTTTTTCAACTGGTCGGTAACATTGACGTTGTACTGGTTGGTTTTGGTCAGTTCAACGCTGGCAGTCGGGCTGCACACCAGCAGGAGCGGTGTGTTCATATCAATCAGGCCGCCGGTCTGCTGCAACAGTTTTTGGAACAGCTTGCGGATGGATTCGTACACTTGCTCGCCGGTGGCGGTTGCCCATGTTTGGGCGGCAGCGGTGGCGGCCGGCAGGCTCGGGTCGTTGAGGATGCCGTAGTTCTGCAAACCTTTGATACCGAACAGATAGGATTTGTTCTGGAAGCGGTTCAGGGCATTCACGCTGGCCTGATTGACGCGGTTTACATAGTCAATCTTCGCTTCGCCTGCGCGTGCTACTTCACGTTCGCCCCAGCGGGTGAACACTTGGTAATGGTAGCTTTGGCGTTGCGGGAAATTGACGTTGGCACCGCTCACGCCGTTGTTGTTGTAGTCGCCGTAGCTGGAGACTTCGCCGGTAGGTTCTACCAGCATGAACATGGCGGTTTCGGTTGTCCAATCGCCTTTTTTCACTTCGCCGAAGATTTCGGCGGCCTTCATCGGCTGAAGGGCGACTTCAATCAGCTTCGGATCGACATAGGTCAGCATCCATGCGGGAATGCCGCTGTTGCCTGCTGTGGTCAGTGCGGGCTGCGCATCCATCGCCAAAGCAGCCTGCACCTGTTCGTTCATCAGCTTTTTGCCGCCGCCCATAAAGACGATGCCGGCATCGCGTTCGAGTTGTTGCAAGGTATTCATTTAATCGTTACTCCCATGTGGTGATTTTGGCCAGTTCGCCCGCTGCGGCTTTGGAAGCTACTTTGAAGCGGGTCAGGGTGTGGCCGGTTTCGGTGGCGGCGGCAGATGCTTTCAATGTGCCGTCGGTGTCTTTGGCAAACACGTTCTGGCCGATTTCGGCACCGGCGGGGAAATGCGCCCAAAAATCGCCTGCCACAGCCAACGTAATAATTTGGCCGGGCAGGATTTGGTTGCCGTGTTCCGCCAGATAGGCGGTGATGCTGGCCTGTTGTTCGCGGTGGACAAAGCCGATGCGTGCGCCGGCGGTTTTCTTGTTGGACACTTTGCCGTCGGCATCCGCCCAAGCAAACACGCCGACGGTTACGCCGTCCGTGCCGCTGACGAGTGCGCCTTCACCCGCCAGCATGGAAGCGTTCGGGTTATGGGCAGCAAAATCCCCCGCAACGGCGGGGGCTTGGTAAGGTTGGACTGCTTTTTGGAATGACATGGTTTAAGCCTTTCTGATTCGTGATAAACCGGGGAACTTTTCGGCGGTTTTGGCCGCGTCTTGCGCCATCGGCTGTTTGGGTTTGCCCAACATGCCGACCATGGCGCGGTAGGCGGAAGGATGCACGCCGGTTACGTCAATGCCGCTCTGTTCGAGCGCGAACTTGTACACGTCCGCCGCATTATCCATCGCCACATCGCCGACAATATGCGCCACTTCGCGTTGTGCCGTCGCCAAGGCTTGCGAACGTTTCCGTTCGGCTTCTACGGCGCGTTTGATGGCCGCATCCATCGCCATTTTGGAAATGGCGCGGTCTTGTGCGGGCTTGGGTGCGCCGCCTTCTGGGGCTTCCGGCTCTTCGTCTTCGGCGGGTTCTTCCGGCTCGGCGGGGGCGGGGTTATTCTCGCCGTCCTCCGGCTCGTCTTCGTCCGTGCCGACATTCTCGACGTTTTCGGGCGGCAAATCTTCGCCGTCGTCCTCAGCCGTCTGCACTTCGTTGGTGAGCGAGCCGATGACCTGCAACAGTTCATCGGGGCTCAATTCGGCATCCTGCGCCAATAGGGGCTGCACGGCTGCCTGAATACGCGCTTTCGCGCCTGCTTTCAGTTTCATGGTTTTCCTTTCGTGAAATGGGTCTGCATCGCTTACTACAACATCACGCCCCGCCCGACCCACATCGACAAGGGCTACATGGTTTCCGACAATATCGCGCATCACGCCATCGTAATGCCGGCCTTCAAATTCGCCTGCGGTCATGTCGGCGGTGTAATGGTACGCGCTGGATAGCTCCACCTGCTCACCGCTTTCAATACCGGCAATCGCCTCCGCGTCCCACACGGCCAGCGAACATTTCAAGTAGCCGTTTTCAAACACGGTATCGCTGCCGGTCGTACCGGCAATCACTTCTTTCTGCGGTTCATCGGCAGAAACGGGGATGTGTTTGCTCAATAAAGGCAGGTTGTTGAACGTCGGCGCAGCCTTTTCCAACTCTTCGGGGTCTCGCAGCAGGTAGTAAACCTTTTTCGGCTCAAGCCCCAGTTGTTTGTAATTGGGGATTTCGCTGCCGTAGTAGGGGTTTACCGTGGCCTTGCTGATGTTGGAGCTTTCAACGTGCAGCCTGCCGTCTTGATCGTAGGAGCGCAGGGAGCGGTCTTGGGCGATGGATAGGCGGCCTTCATCATAGGCTCCTGTTACATCGCGCCCGTTTTGGTCGGTTATCTTCATAATGCGTATATAGCCTACTGTTTCGGGTGCTTGTCCGTCTTCGGCAAAGGGAGTATGATTATCTGCGTAGGAAACAAAACCCGCCGCTTGGCCGCTGTCTTTTGCGGTTTCAATGCTTGCAGGCGCGTTTCCTACTTTTTCTTTGCCTGCCAAACGCTGGTTATAGGCAATCATCTCATCTACCGCTTCCAATTCTCCGTTGGGCAACTCTCCCGCTGCGGCTTCCAATAACACTCGATAACTGTCAATCTCCACTTGTTTTTGATATTTGTGGAAAGCAACGAAATTATCTTTTCTTTCATGTGCAAGCTCTTCCCTGCCGATAAACTTACCCGTCTGAAACACATCGGCAACAAATGTAACTGCCTGTGCGTGCAGCTTTGAACGGCTGGCATTAAAGCTAAGATGGTCTGTGCTGTCGTTACGGTTGAAAGTTACTTTTTTGCCGTCTGATGTGGGGATTGTTTTACCTTGTAGGTTTTCGGACAGCCATTGCTTGGCTGCGCGGCGCAAATCGCCCCGTGTCGGATTTTCAGGCAGGTTTAATCTGCCGTTTTCAGACGGCCTGCCGCTGCCGAATTGCCCATTCTCCGCCCTTGGATGTTTGGATTCGTCCCATTCGGCATCCATCGCCAACATTCGGCGGGCTTTGTTCAAAATGGCTCTCTGTTGCGTATTCATGTGTCGAATCCTTTAATCACGGCGCGGCTGGTGCATCTGCAATTTGGCTCGGTTCCGGGCTGCACCCATTTACCGTCCAGATACATGCCTTTGTTCACGTCAAACCGCTTGCCGTTGGCGGCAACATGGCTCGGGCGTGGTTCTTTGCCTGCGTGAGAGTGCATCCATATGGCTTCCGTGATGCCCAGTTCCTGCCGCCGTGCCTTTTCAATGGCCGCCTTGGCTTTATTGGTTTGGTCTCGCGCAATAAAGGCGGCGCGGCGTTCGCTGATGCCGTAGTCTTTGCGCAGTTCGCGGGTCAGTTGCGCCATGTCGTAGCCTGCGTTCACGCTGCGCCATACGCTTTCTTCCACGCGGTTCAAGTATTGCTGACCGATGGAGCGGATAAGCGAGACGTTGCCGCCCAATACGGCCTGCAAGGCGGTTTGCTGCTGGGCTGTGGCGCGGAAACGGACGGTAAAGCCCGCCTCCCGCAAGGCCGTCTGAAAGGCTCTCTCTGTGTGGTTTGCGCTTTGGTTGGCAAATACTTCGGCGATTTGCGGGGCGAGCTTGTCCAACCGTGCCAGCCAATAACGAAACAGGGCGGACAAAGCAGCCTGCAAGCCGTCCGTCAGGCTGTCTTGGGCAATGCCTTTCGGGTAGTGCCGTTCAAGCAAGCCCTGCACGTCGGCGCGCATTTCGCGCAACAGCTTTTTCAGGCTTTTGCGGTAGGCAGCCTCTACGCCTAGGTTGGGCTGTATCGGCTTCAGGATGATGTCTTTATCGGACGGGGCGGATAACTTCATGGCTTGCTTTCATCCCATTCGGCATCTTGGGCAGGTTTAGGCTTTGGGTCGATGGGTAATCCGCCGTCTTCCTCTCCGCCGTCGTTCAGGCCATCTGAAAAGCCGTTATCGGGCATTTCGGGCACATCTCCCACGTCGATGCCGTTGTAGCCGCTGTCCGGCTCGCTCGCCAGCCGTCCGCGTACTTCCTCTGCCGATACCACGCCGGCCTGAATGTAGGCCACATCGCGGTCGGTGTCGGATTTGCGGATGGTGGAAAGCTCGGTTTCGCTCATCTGCTGCAAAGGCACGAAGTCAAATGTGATGTTGTCGTTTACTTTGCCGAACAGGTGCAGTTGCACCAGTTTGAGCAGCTTATCCAGCGGGTCGCGCAGCAGGTTTTCCTGCATGGCGCGGATGTGGTCGTAGTAAACGGCAATCTCGCCCTCCGTGCTGGCATTCAGTCCGCTTGGCGTAATACCGAGCAGCTTCACCAGCGGCGTATGGCTGGGTGCGGCCATCTGCTCTTGCGATTGGGCAAGCAGCGCATCCAAGCCGGACAGCGGAGTGTTGAACTGGAAGAACTCTTCTTCGTCTTTGCTCAACAGCATCAGGCCGCGATTGTCGCGCAAACGGTTGTACAGTTCGGCACGGAGCATGATGTTGGTGTCGCCGTCGTCGCTGCCGCTCAGTATCGCGCTCATGTCGGTTTTGATGCCGGACAAGGAGAAGCTGTGCAGCAGGTCGCTGACGGAATCCACGGTACGCAGCCAACGTTCCACATAGGGCATCATGAGCTGCGTCATACTCACGCCGCCGAAGTTGTAGGCGGGTTTAAGCATATCCGGCACGGGGCGGGAAATCAGGGTAAACAGTCGGCTGGCATGGATTTCCTGTGCCATCACATACCATGCCTTCGGCTTGTAGAAGTCGGGCAATGTCGGATCGATGGCGTTGTATGGCGCGGGGGTCGTCCACATCGGCTCAATATTCACCAAGGCTTTCAGACTGCCCTTGGCAATGGTTTTCTCGGTCAGCAGCAGCGGATTGGCGAGCTTGTCGTCGTGGTCTTTGATTTGCACCAGTATTTGGCCGCGCCCGAACAGGCCGTCTGTTTCGATGGCCTTGCGGAACACATCACGTACGTTCAGCCGCTCGTAGCATTCCTCAATCTGTTTGATGAGGTCGCTGTTGTCTTCTTCGCCCACGGATTTGATTTCTATCCATTGGCGGGTCATTTCGTTGGCGGTGGTTTCGCTCACGCTGCGGTATTCGGAAATCTGTGCCAACTCGGCCAAGCGCGGATAACCGATAAAGCCGGTGCCGAAAAAGCAATCAGCCCCAAAGTTTCCTAAGGGGCTGCTGTCCATGGCTATACCGTTTGGCTTCACGCCGTCCGGCAGGGCTGGGAAATCCAAGCTGTATGATGCAGGCTGCTTTTCAGGTAGCCTTTGCAACGCGCGGCGCATGGCCTTGACGTTCGGCTTGTTCTTTTTCTTACTCATAGTCCGCTCAATATCTTGGGGTTGATGTTCAATCCGCCCTGCACAGGGGCAAAGGCCATGACCAGCGCATCCGCCCGGTTCGGGCTTGGAATGCCGCGCTTTTTCATGTCTTTCTTGCTCTCCACTTTCACGCGCCCATTTTGGTCGTAATCTACCTGTGGGCGGCTCAGTTCGGCAGTCAGGTATTCCAACTCGTGCAGGCTGCCTGAAAGGCTGATAAGCTGGTCTTCGGGGTAGCTGTCCCCGTGATGGACGGCGCGCCATGTCTTGTAGAAGCGGTCGCGCACCATCCACCACGCCTGCGCCTTGATGTTGGCAAACATGTCGCGGTTTTTCTTGTCGTCGGTGTATTTGGCATCAGGTTTGTACACCGCACCGCCGGCATTGAAGCCGAGCGTCTGCACCTTGCCGCTCTTGCGTCGGAACTGTGCCTTCACACCAGCACCCACGCCGATGTTGTCGTACACGATGCGGTCAATATCCTGCTCTTGGGCGTATAGGTAAACCTTGTCGGCGGAATAAATCACGTCTTGGCCGCGCCATTGCTGCATATCGGTTACGACCGAGCCATGCCGCAATACGGTGGCGTTGGCATCATCGCCTTCATCGGCCACGTCAAAACCAAGGATGCGCCGGCCTGCGGCTGAGAAGCCCAGTTTTCCATGCGCATCAATGGCAGCTTCAATCCAGCTTGGCTTGATAATTGCCAGCTCACTATCAGCAACCGGCTCACCCAGCCAAATATGACGGTAAAGGTCTTCGTCCCGCTCTTTGCATTCAAGCATGTCAGCCAGTAGCGGCGTATCGGCAAAATGCGGGTTAATGTCGTAATTCGCCTTCAAGACGATGCTATCTTTGGGCGGGTGGACGATAAACCGCTGATAGGTATCGTCCAAAATGTTTTTCGGGTTGAAACTGATCCATATTTCCGCGTTCTTGTCGCCACGGATGGACGGTATCAGCACATCCCAAGAGTTCTTCGTTACCGCTTCGGCTTCCTCCACCCAGCACACGCCGACACCCTGAATCGATTTGATTTTGGTAACGTTGTTCTTGATGCCGTAAAACACGAACTTTGCGCCCGTGCCTTTATGGGTGATGGTGGATTTCAAGATGTCGAATTCATCCGTATAGCCCAAACGGTCGATGGTCTCAATCAATAGCTGATAGACCGAATCGTCCAGCGAGCCTTGAAACTCACGGGCGCACAGGATGACCGTGCCGATGCGGCGCGAAACTTCCACCGCCAATTCCGCCAAGAAATACGATTTCCCGCTACCGCGCCCGCCATATAGCACCTTGTAACGCGCCTTGCTGATAAGCGGCTTGAAATACGGATTGGCCATAGGGTTACTTGAAAATATCTTCCAGCGAGCGCGTCTCTACCTTCACGCGCATATCGGCATCCAGTTCCAGCTTCTCGCCGTACTTCTTCGGCGCAAGCTTGGCTGCCTTCCACTTGCGGGCGTCGATTTGTAACTTGGCTTTCGCCACTTCACCCGTTTCAGGGGCGACAGAATCGGCAATATCGATAATCTCGTCGGCAAAACCGTCCGCCTGCTCCTCGCGCGCACGCGCGTATTGCTCCTGAAAATCTTGGTGCTCCGCCAACCAGCGGTGTACTGTGCCGCCCGCAGGCATATCGGCAGATGCGCAAATCGCCCGCAAGCTCATGCCACGGGCGATAAGTTCGCAGATTTTATCTGCCGTTTCTTGATTGTATGTTGTCGGACGCCCGATGGGGCGTTTCTTATCGCTCATATCGAACCTCCAAAAAAATCCCCGCACCAATCAGGCGCGGGGCTAGAACCACGACATTAGGAAACTGAGGCGCGACCCTCTGGCGATTGGGAGCGTCCGCAATCCTCTCCCCACAGCGTGAAACCACGCCCCGACAGCCTTTGCCGAACACCTTCAAACGGCAAACGCCCACAGAAACCTGAAACCGGCCGGAGAACCCTCCAACCCAAAATTTCAGGTTATTCAGGCCGTCTGAAAATTCAAACGCCGCTACCTGTACAGGCAGAAGCTCAAATTCAGACGGCCTGAAAACGCAAAAACCGCCCAACAAAGGCGGTTTATATAGCTATTTCCAAACTATAGCATAATTGTACCTAAAATCTCCGCTTTGTCAATAATGCGGCATGATTCAAACTCATCCTGTAATTTTAATATAGCCGTTGTCTCTAATGCTGCTACCACCCTCTTTATTTTTTCACGCTGCCGGTACAAATAACCATTTGATATATCATGTTTATCCATAATGACGGTTTTTTTAGGAAGCCCCGTAAACAAGTTGGATAATATGTTGTCGCACAACAGCAAATTAATCCCTATATTTTGCTCTTCAATATACGCCGTGATATCCACAATACCACTCAGGTTTTCGCTATATGTACATTCAATCACAGCCAACTCGTAACGGTTTAACACGCGCTCTATACGGCTGATAATCATCGCGGCATTGGCGTGGGTTTCGGCTTGCGTCAATTCTCCACCGCCGCCCATCACACCCTTACTTTCGCACCACGCACATACCTTGGCTGTATTATTCAGCGGCTCCATGCGTACACTATGGATTTTATAAACTTCACGTAATACTTGTTCAACATTCCTATACATTCACAGCCCCGCTCATGTTTTAACCAACCCTTTTTCATGCAACAAAACCAAAGTCCGCATTACGCCTTCCGCAAAGGCTTTTCCGCGTAATAAAGCTCAATAATCTTTTCTGCAGCCCCGTCCACAACAGCTTCGGCGTTCTCAAGGCCGCCCAATAACGACAACGGCAACTTACCGGATTGGTGGATGAAGTAAGCAATCAGCCATCGTTCTTCGCAACCGGAAAAATCCAAACGCTCCAACATATTTTTCAGCGTTCGTTCAGGCATCTTCGCCCCACCTAAAATCATGGAGAAAAATTGATACCCGACCCCGATGCGGGCTGTGATCTCGGCTCTGCTCATCCCCCAATCGGCTTGTTTGAGTTTAATTAGCTCTTTTAACGTCATAGTGTCCCCTGTCATTCAAAACTCCCAAATAATGCCAAATTCCTGCGCCGCCCATGCTTGGATGCGGTTTTGATAGTCGGTCATCTCGCCGGTATTAAGGGTTGTGGTCGAAATGCCGATTTGCGAACCGTCCGGCAACTCTTCGCAGCCGATGAATTGGCGTTTGCAGTATTCATGCCACGCATCCTGACTGAACCGTTTGCCGTATACCCATGCCTGCTCAGCCAAGGTCTGATAAATCTTCCACAGGCGGCGGTTTTGCTCGGTACTGCGCTTCGATTTGTACGGTCGGATGCTGATTTCCAAATTAGGGCTTTCTTTCAGCCAGCCTTGCAGGTTATTCCAGATAGTCGTCATCAGCGGGCGCATATTTTGGATTTGCAGGCGGTAGGTTACGGATTGCATTTTTCAAGCTCCCTCACTTTTTTCCGATACGTCGCTGCCAGTTCGCGCAAATCCTGCTTGCCGTAATGCTTTTCCGACTGATCGGCTTCGATGCGCTCCACTTCGGCCAGCCCGATACGCCCAATCAAACCTTGGCGATACGCCACCACATTGCCGGATAGGTGGCAATTACAGTGTTTGCATTGTCCGTGCACATTACCCTCGTCAAAGCGCAAATGCGGCGAACTGCCCACGCTGCGGTAATGCCCGGCATCGTAGCTGTTCGGCTCGCTGCCCAACGGCTTGCCGCAACTGATGCAAGGCATCCCCCTATCCCTCAATCGGATATAGCGGTTAAACGCCGCCTGCGCCTTTTTCGTCAGTTCCGGTATCGTTTCCAACTTGTGCCGCATCGCCGCCATCCTCGCCCGCTCCTTGCGCTCGGCCTCACGTTTCGCCTTAACGGCCGCCTTGCGAAACTGATCGCGCCGATATTCAATCCCGCAGGCCGGGGAGCAGACAAACTGCAACGGTCTCTGTTTTTCAAACACCGTGCCGCATACTTTGCATTTACGCTTGGCCATTCCGCCTCTTCCTTATCTCTTCTACCGCAATCGCAACCAACCCCAACACCAGCCCGACAACCGCCGCGCCCGTCAGCCAAATCAAACCCACTATTCCCGTCATTCCGAACCCTCTTCCATCCTGCCCGCCTCCGTACAAAGCACATCCATCACAAACTCCGTTACATCGTCGTGCATCGAACGGCTGCCGGATCCCGGCATCAGCTTCAGGTTGTAGTAATGCCGCCCGTTGCGACTGATGACGGCCACCGGATGCCCCTTACGGCGGCAGATTTGCCATACAAATTCGCCGTAACTGTTTACCGTGCGCAGGCGGTTGAAGCGCGGATGCGCATTGGTTTGGCGTTGCGGCAACCCTGCTGCGGAAACGGCAGCCATTGCCAGCAGCTTTTGGGTCAGTTGCATTTGGGTGATGGTATTCATCGGGCTTCCTTCCGGTATTCGGTGCATTTCACGGCCTTCACGCCGTCAGAATAAATCTTGATGACGTGCATCTTGGTAAAATCCAATCGGCTGCAATCGCGGCGGAAGTTTGCGCAGTTCATGCACAAGCCGCCTCTGGGGATGTATTCGGGCATTTCACACCTCCCACCCCCCGCAGAAACCCCGGCCTTTCCGTTAGTCATTTCCATCCCATCCATCACGTTTTACCGCCTTCTCAAATTTACCTTTGTCGCACCTGTCCGAACGCGGGTGATACATCGCCCGCTCGATAAAATTCCGCGCCTTCAAACACTTTGCAAACCCTTGCATTTCAGAACCTTTCGTGGCTTCAAAATCCGCATGGGCGCAGTGCAGGCAGGTTTCAGTATTCATAATCCGCAAACCTCTGATGATGGCCTTCCCATTTCAAATCCAGCACGCCGCGCTCGCCATCCCTGTTCTTCGCAATAATCAATTCCGCCGTCTCCTGCGGCGCGTCCGAATCGTAGTAGCCCTCACGGTATGGCATCAGAACAAGGTTCGCGTTCTGCTCGATGCCGCCGCTGCCGCGCAAATCGGCCAGGCTCGGACGTTTGTCTGCCTGCTTTTCCGTCGCACGGTTCAACTGCGCGACCAGCACAACGTGAATCTGAAGTTCCATCGCCAGCCGTTTCAGCCGTGCCGTAATATCGTCAAGCTCGGTCACCTCGTTTACACCCTTGCGCGGCATCAGGTGCAGGTGGTCTACAAACAGCACGTCCAGCCCCGATTTACGTTTCTCCACGCGGCAACGTGCCGCCAGCGTATCAATGCCCGCCATCTCCGTATCGATGGCGAATTTCCAGTTTTGCGATTTGCTCAGGTACAGCGTAAAGTTGTCCCGCTCCATCTGCGTCATGCGGAACTTTTTCAGACGGCCGTAGTCAATCCCGTATTCCGCCGCCGCACCGCGTTGAACCAACTCCACCGCCGACATTTCGTAGCTTTGGAAGCGCACGGACAGCCCGCTTTTTGCAAAATGACGCGCAATGTTTTCCGCCAACACGGACTTACCCATTCCCGGACGCGCCCCGATAACCGTCAGATTGCCGCGCTGAAGCCCGCCCGTTGCCTCGTCCAACCCGTTCAGGCCGGTAGGGAATCCCAACATGCCGTCTGATTCGTTGATGCGGTCAAAGTGTTTCAGCGTTGCCCGAAGCGCATCCGTGTAACTCATTTCCTCGCTTCTGCCCGCCGCCGCCGTACTGATTTTGTCCAGCAGGGCAACCGCCTCCGCCTGCCTGTCGGCTATGCTCCTGCCCTCGCGTTCGGTTGCAAGCCTCTCGATTTCCTCCGCCGCGAAGCGCAGTTCCCGTTCCGCCGAAAAGTCCGACACCAGCTTTGCATAACGCCCCACATTCGCCGCAGACGGCGTGTTTTGGCACAGGCCGATCAAGTAGGCCATCCCGCCCGTCTGTTCGTTCAGGCCGCGTTTCTCAAGCTCCGCATCCAGCGTAACCACGTCCACCGGCAAACCGTCCGCCGCCATCTGCATGGCCGTCTGAAAAATCAGGCGGTTCGGCAGGAAGAAAAACGCCTCGGCGGACAGGTCGGACAGCATATCTGCCGCCGTGTTGTCAATCAGGATTGCGCCGATAACCGACTGTTCGGCCTCGCTGCTGGCCAAGATTTCCAAGTTTTCCGCAGTCATACCATCCTCCCCAGCGGACGCAGTACGCCGCGTTTCGGATTAGGCTGCCCGTCCCCCGCGCCATTGCCGCCCTGTTGCGGCTGGTTCAGTCGGCGGTGTGAAGGGTCTTTGGGCTTGGACGCAAACGCCCCCTGTGCCTTTTGGCGCGCCAGCAGCTGGAAAAACTTGTGTTCCCACATCGCCTGCGTCAAAACCTTGCCTGTCGCCTGCCAGTAGCTTGCAAACTCCGCCAACGCATCCGCTACGCGGCTGTCGGCAAGGCACGGGATTTGCGAACGGCGAAGTTTCGCGTCAAACGCGGTTTCGTCTGCGGGCTTCCAGCCGTCCGCCATCGGAAATTCGTTCAAGTCTGCCAAACCGTCAAGCGAAGCAAAGCCGCTGTTGATGTGTTCCCCGTCTTCGGCGGCTTGGTCGGCGATGTGCGCCTCCCTGCCTTCGGGAATCTCTCCCCCTCCGTCTTTGTTATCATTCAGTACTTGTTGTCTTTCAGTATTTATTAATACGTGCGGCTTACCCTGATTAGGCTTACCCTGATTAGGCTTACCCTGATTAGGCTTACCCTGATTAGGCTCGTCAGATTGTTCGATGCAGGGCTCATCGAAAACCTCGTAATCAGTCGTTCCGTCATTATTTTTTTTCAGCTTGAGATAACCCTTATTGCGTAGTTCTTTGATGATGTTGTAAACCCCTTCTCTGCCTGTTTGCTTATAGGTGTCTTTAGTTACAGAAACTAATTCAGGGACAACAACGCGCCAGTTATCAGGCTTCGATAGCAAATACCCAAGCATTCCCATTGCCTGCCAGCTAAGTTGGTTTTTCTGATAAATCCTATTACTGACTATCGTGTAGCTGTGTTCACGCTTCGACCTAATGATTGCCATTTCTTACCCTCTCAATCTGCTCGAAAAAGAATAATTCTGTAAAAACCCCCATTGCCGCTAATACTCTTTTCCTGTTGAGAAATTTAATTTGTTCCGTCGAGAATTTCATGCCTTCTGCTTTTTTCTGAAATGCAACCCGAAGCCTAAAATCCTCAATATCAAGAGTTCCTTTTGTGCTGTTGCAGCTTTGACAACACGGCATCAGGTTTTCAATATGGTTCTTTCCGCCTTTTGCTTTTGGGTGAAAGTGGTCTATACGCATAGTCTTTAAAGTCAAGCCGCGGCCGCAATATGCACACCGATAATTGCACTTTTCGGCAATTTGCCTTTTCTTACTCTCAGTAAACTGTTTACTCATCCCCAACCCCTTTCACAACTTCGGCCCACCGTTCCAACGCCTCACGCGCCTTGGTAACGTCTTCCGCCCGCATATAGGCGGACACCAGCAGGTATGCTTCCCATATCTTTTCGTCGCGGCTCATACTTCCACCCCGTTTTCAACAATCGAATAATGCGTAACCGGATTCTTACAAGCCGCAACCTTGTAGCGCGGCCTGTTAAACACAAAGCCCGCGCTTTCCAAGTCCGTGATTCGTGCCGCAAGCTGCGTTACCTTCAGCTTCTGATAAGCCTCAAGCGACGTGATGCAGCCCTTTTCGCGGATGTACGCCACAATTTGCTTGCATTGCGTCAATTTATCGCTCATAATGAAATCTCCTTTTTATAAATCAAACTTCCACCACCCCGCGCCCAAACGCGGGGCTTTTTTTGGCCGTCTTTCCGGCCTGTCAAGCGTCTGTCCGCTTTGCCTTTCTTCCGTGTAGAATCGAATTTCCACAAACAACCCTTCACGGAGAATCGAAATGTCCCAATCCGCATACGAACAGGCCGTAGAAATCGCCAAAGCCGCCATACAGGCCAAGCCCGACATATTTCTGAAAGGCTCGAGTCCGGTCTTCATCAAACAAAGTGCCGAAACCATTGCCGCCTTCGTCGAACAAACCGCGCTTCACTTGGAAGCGGTGCGCTTGGAAAAAGAGCGGTAATCCCTCAGATACAACAAAGCGTTTTCCAGCGACATAAGCGTATCCATAGGCAGGGCATCGGCCTGCTCTGCCTTCTTCCACACCAGCTTTTTCAAACGTTTGATATCCTTCTTTTTCAGCTTCAAATATCTTTCTTCCATCTCAATCCTCCTTCAACTCAGGCCAAATCTCGTGCCAGTCGTCCGGGCGCAGGTCTTTAAGTGTAACTTCCCCGTTTGTAGCTTCGACAATTCGGCGGCACTTGTACGGAGGCACAGTCTTCTTTCCGTGTCTCATACTGGATAAATTCGATAATTTTTCATTGATTGCAGCAGCAAGGCGCGTCATCTCGCCCCGAGGCTTGCTGTTTAGATAAGAGTTCAGATTCATACAAACGCTTAATTATCTGTTAGATAATTGCATTGTATCTATTATGTTATCTTTTGGCAACTTTGTGAACAGAGAATTTTTGGCTATATTGTTATCTCGTCGATAACAATAGGAGTTGAAACATGAATTTTCTTGCAGAAATCCGTTTGCAGAATATGAAAAATTTAGTAAAGGAAGCCGGAAGCGTTGCCGAATTGGCAAAACGTGCGGGATATGCCCAACCTAGCTATCTGTATCAAATCATCAATCAGACAGCGATACAAAACGGGAAGCCGAAAAACATAGGCGGGGCAATGGCGAGAAAATTAGAGTCAGCCATGAACAAGGCGGAGGGCTGGTTGGATATGAATCACGGAGAAACCCTGCCGCTCCCTCCCGAAGACACCGAAACCATCCGCATAGACCATCTCGACATGGCGGGCGCGTGCGGCGGCGGCATCGAAGCCGACGACTGGCCGTCCCCCATCAGCAGCGTGGAATTTCCCCTCGACGCCGTGCGCCGCCTCTTCTCCGGCCGCGACACCTCCGGCCTCAAAATCGTCGGCACGCGCGGCGACAGCATGGAGCCCACCATCCCCGAAACATCCGCCGTCCTTATCGACACCAAAGCCGACACCTTCGCAGGCGACGGCATCTACTTCTTCGCCTACGCTGGAGGCCTCTACACCAAACGCCTGCAAAAAACCCCCGCCGGCCTCCTCGCCCTCTCCGACAATCCCCACTACCAAGCCTTCCCCATCGACGAAAACGACCGCTTCCGCATCATCGGCAGATACTACGGCGTGATTTCCCTCAAGCTGGCGCAGTAGCGGTGCGGAAATATCAATTAATCAAGTAGATTTAAAGGACGGTTTAATGGAAATTAAAGAATCAATAATAAATTTTGTAAGCAACCCTTATGTTTTATTGGTTGGATTTATTGCTTCTGTTTTGACTATTTGGTCTTTTTTCAAGAAAAACAATAATGGAAACAACAATAGCCATCAGCAGCAAACCATTAACGGCAATAACAACCAACAGGCAGGCAGGGATATTGTCAACAACAAGGACAAACCATAATGTGTAACGGACAGCAACAAGGTATAGAAGGCAATCATAACCAACAGGCAGGTAGGGATATTGTCAACAATAACTATCCCCCGCCTCTTGACCCTCATATTCCATCGGCAATAGAGAAAGTTTTGAGAGGGATATACCGTATCGCCGTCGATCAATCCCGATTCTCCCCGCCTGACAATAAAACGTATTCAATTGAAGGAAAAATAGATTTTAATCAGATAACATATTTCAAACCTTATGATCAATATCAGGAAGGCTATGATCTGATTAGAGCTCAAATTATCACCCTTTCGACAATTGATCCGTCCTGTGAAAAAAGCATTATCGGACATGTCTGCTCACTGTGCCGGCAAGCTCTTCGTAACGCAAAAACACCCGACGAAATCATCGGGTATATCCATTCCCAACTGATTAGCGAATTAAACGCCGATCATGCGAAACTCACATTGGAAGAAAAAGCGGCAGTGGATTTTGTGGTATTCTATGTATTTGCAGAATGCAAAATTTTCGATAAACCACCGCCCGATTATGCTGCTCCTAAATAGAACCCAACCGAAAAAAAGCCTCTATGTCATAGGGGCTTGCCTAATAGAAAAGCTCCGCGAAACCGTCGGGCCTTTTTATGCCGCCGAATTTTTTGAGGCATACGGAGAAGATTTGTCAGTTAGTTTTCCGCAATTTCTGCTTACCCTGGACTGGCTCTTTATGGCCGGATTGATTTCCCTATCTGATGACGGCAGACTGCAAAAATGTTTCTAAAAAAATTTACACTAACCAGCGAATCAGGCCGCCTTATCCGTGAAGTAACCTTTAAAAAAGGGATGAACATCATTCTGGGCGAATGTGGGGAAGGTAACGGCCAATCATCCAACAGCCTTGGTAAAACCACCCTGATCCGCTGCCTTGATTTTTGTCTTGGCGGCAAAGATGCAACAGCCATTTACACAGATTCGGAGTTTAAAAAAGAAAACAGCACAGTTGTCGGCTTTCTGAAAAAGGAAAAGCCTACATTCAAACTGACGCTATCGAACCAGTTTGATTCCACTGATGAAATCATTATTGAGAGACATCTCGACCTGACAGCCGCTAGAAATAGAATCACCAATTATATTAACGGCGAAAAATGCACAAAGAAAGAGTTTGATTTAAAGCTGAAAGAACTTCTGTTTGGTTTTGCCGAGGCAAAGCCGACTTTGCGCGAATTGCTTGGTAAATTCATCCGCCAACGCGATAATCAACTTGAGAAAATATTATATTTCAATGGAAATTTCTGCAAAAATGTTGAATATGAAAAAATCCATTTATTTTTATTCGGTTTTAATCAAGCGCAACTGCTGACTGAAAAATCCGAAGTAGAGAAACAGCTGCAACGCATAGAGACCGCTCGTTCTGTATTGGAGAGACGCAACAGTGTCAGTTCCTTGGAGCAGAAAATCAGCTTGATTGAAAGCGAGCTCCATGATTTGGAATCCCTGCGTGATGCCTTTAATATTTCCGACAAATATGATGAAGAAGCGGCTCAATTAGAGAATATTCAAATTCAGCTAAACCAAAACGAAAAATTGCTGGCGGAGCAGCGTTTGAAACGGAATGGAGCCGCCGAAAGAATCTCACGACTCGAACATGACGCCGTATCCGCAAACGGAAGCACTCTGAAATACCTCTATGAAGAAGCCGATTATTACAATGAAAAATTAGCCAGAACTTTTGATGAGGTGATTCATTTTCACAATACCATGCTGGAAAATGAAATCGCTTTCCTGAAAAAAAGCATTCGGCAAAGCAATGCCTGTATTTCCGAATTGGAAAACCAGCGTTCCGATTTGGCAGACGAATATAACCGGCTTCTTGTCAAATTGGGACAAAGCGGCTCATTACGCGAATACACCAAGCTCAACGATCGGATTGCCGCCAAATCCCAAGAAAAGGGCGAGGCGGATGCATTGTTGGAAGAATTGAACCACTACATCGGAGAATCGGAAAAACTGAAGAAAAAATACGATAGCATTGTGGAAGAAATGAGCACAGTAACGGAGCTTCTCAAGAAGAATCTAAAAGTATTTAACAGTTATTTTTCCAAAAATACGGAAAAATTGACGGGCAAAAAATACTTTTTGTCATATAGCATAATCGATGGCATTTATAAGTTTCAAATCAATGAACTGAACCACAACCCCGGCACGGGCGAAAAGCAGGCGGTAGTAATGGCCTTTGACTTGGCCTATATGGCTTTCTGTAATGAAATGAAACTCAAAAGACCGTTTTTTGCCACCCAAGATAAAATTGAAGTTGTCGATATTCAGAAAATTACCGTATTGTTCGACCTTGCCAACCAACAAAATGGGCAACTTATCACCCCGATCATTGATGATAAAATCAAAGATTATCCCGATTTGGTAAAAGATACTGTTTTATCTTTAAATTCAGAGGATAAATTTTTTCGGATAGAAAGCAGATAGATTTTTTACCGTAACTACCCCACAGGGCCCCCGCTTCTTTTTTGTCCTCTTTTTCTCCCCCCCCCCCCCCACCCACACAAAACACCAC